GTGTTAAGACACTTTATATTCAAGGTCCATTTCTTGTCGCTGAGACAAAGAACCGTAATGGACGTTCATATCCAGTTAGCGTTCTCGAAAACGAAGTAAATCGTTATATGAAGGAATATGTGGATAAGAACCGTGCATTCGGCGAACTTGGTCACCCAGAGTCTCCTACGATTAATCTAGAGCGCGTCTCTCATATGATTACTAATATCACAAAGAACGGAAACGTCTTTGAAGGTAAAGCAAAAGTTCTTGATACGCCTATGGGTAAGATCGCAAAGAATCTTATGGAAGCAGGGGCTACTCTTGGAGTATCTTCACGCGGTATGGGTTCTTTGAAGAATGTAAACGGTACAAATATCGTGCAACCAGACTTTTACCTGGCTACAGCAGCCGATATCGTTGCAGATCCTTCTGCTCCTGGTGCTTTTGTACAGGGAATCATGGAAGGAAAGGAGTGGATTTGGGATAACGGATTAGTACGAGAGCTTGATGTCAATGCATATTATGAAGAAATTAAGACAGCAAAACAAAAGCAGCTTGATGACATCTCTTTAAAGATCTTCGAGAACTTTTTGTCAAAGTTATAAGTTTTATAAATAATAATACCTCGTCAGGAGTTATAAATGGCGCATAAAACATTACATGAATCGGCAGCAGAAATTCTTGCAGCATCAGTTGCAGCTGCTGGCAAAGAACCAGTTCCAATGGCTACAGTTGCGCAGACTGCTGTTGACCTTGGCGGTGAAATGACTACAGGCGCAGTAACTCCTATTGGATCTGCAAGTTCAAGTCTTGTAAATGTTTCTCCAAAACCAGGTCGTCCAGGAGTGCCTGCTGAGCCAATGAAAACCGTGTCACCAATGTCTGGTGAGGGTGAAGCTGAAGAAGGCGACGAATCAGAAGAAATGGAATCTGAAGAAAAAGACGAAAACGAGTTGATGGAAGAACTAATTCAAGAACACGGCGCAGAAATGGTTCTTGAAAGCCTCATCGCAGAATATGGTGATGAAAATGTATTCCATAGCATTATGGAAGAATATACAGCTGAGTATGGTGAAGATCTAGTAAACGAGAAATTTGCAGAAACATTGTCTGAAGAAATTGGCGAAGACAATGTTATCAATCTAGTTGCCGAAAGCGTTATCGCAGAATTTGGTGAACTACAATTCACAGATGAAGAATTTGCTTCAATTCAAGAGCAATCACAAAACTTCATCACAGAAATGCAAACACTTTCTGAGGAAGATTTCGATAACTATGTCGCAAATCTAACTGAAGAAGAATTAATTCAAGCAATTCAACTTTCTTCTCTCAACGAAGAATATCTTGTTGAGTTCTTAAAGAAAATTGGTAAGGCACTCAAAAAGGGTGTAAAGGCTGTTGGTAAAGTTGCTGGTAAAGTTCTCAAAAATCCACTATTGAGCACAGCACTATCATTTGCACTTCCAGGTGTTGGTGGTATCGCAGCAAAACTTGGTGGAAAACTCGCAAGTACTGCACTTGGTAAAGCTGTTTCAGGCATTGGTTCAAAGATTGCAGGTAGCGCACTCGGTAAAGCAGTAGGTGCTGGAGTTGGCAAACTCGGTTCAACAGTTCTTGGCAGAGGCGCATTGGCTGCTGGTAAAGAAGCACTCAAGGGCGGCGTGATGTCAAAATTGCAAGGTGGCAGTTTCAAACAAGGTGCTATCGGTGGTGCTGCTGGATCTATTGGCGGTGGACTCGGCGGTGCAGTAGCAGCGAGAACTGGCTCAAACACGCTAGGTAATTTGGTTGGCGACGTTGCTTCAACAAAACTTGCTGGCGGCAGATCTGCAGATATTAAAAATACAGCATTAGGTTCAGTAAGCGGTGGTCTTAGCGCACTTGCTCAATCAAGAAGACAAGCAGCAGGTGGTGACGAAGGTGGTGCAGAAGATAATGTTGCCACAGCAGCAGCGGATGATGAACCAGAAGAAAGAGTTGCTGCAGCTCCAAGACCGCAAACACCTCCAGCTGGAGCACAAAGATTACTTGCATTGCGCAACAGATTTGGTGCAGCCCGTAGTGTTGCCGAATCAGTAAAACAAAATGATTTTAATGTTCTTCTAGAAGAAATTGTCAATCAAACAAATCAAAACATTGAACAGCTTGATGATGATTCCTATGAAAACATTGTCAATGAATCAGATGCATTTGTTTCTGCTATTAATGAGTTGTCAGATGAAGAACTTGATAACTATTTCTCAGATTTAAATGAAGAACAACTAGTTTATGCTGTTTCCTTAATGAGTCTTGCAGAAGCAAGAACAGCACCTGCTCAAGCAAAACCAAGTGCTTGGAGCAAACTCAAGAGCAGCAAACTCGCTAGAGCAGTACCCGTTCTTGGAACAGTTCTCGGCGCAGGTTATGCTGCCGATAGACTTCGTGCTGGAGATTATGTTGGCGCTGGATTAGGTGCAGCAAGTATGTTACCTGGTGCTGGATTAGCAGCTGTTGGCGCTGACATTGCCAGAGATTATATTCCTGGCATAAAATCAACACTTGGATCAGAAGGTTCATTGCAGCAAGCAGCCAGCAAATCAAAAGTTGGTAAAGCAATTTCAAAGGCTACAGATCCAGTAGCACGTGTTGCATGGGATCCAGCTGCGGCAGCAATCGGCAAAGCACTATACAACGACAAAGGCGAAGCAAGATTAGCAAATGCCGCAGGGGCTGTACGTGATACCGCTTCAGCAGCTGCTAGAAACGTCGCTGGAGCTGCTAGAAACGTTGCTGGTGGTGCAGCAAGAAGAGTTGCTTCTCTAGCATCTAATATGGTTCCAGCAGCAAGAGCTGCAACACCAGCTGCAAAACCTGCTGCTAAACCTGCAGCAAAGTCTGCTGCTAACCCAAAACAACAAGGTTCTGTTGGAGCAAATCTTGCATCATCAAGCGGTGGAATGTTTGCATCAAAATCAGATCGACTCAATCAATCAAAAGTTGATTCAGTTCTGGGTAAAGGTAAATTTAAAGCAGGTTCTGCAGAAGCAAATCTTGCATTACAACGTCACTTCAATAAAAAAGGCACAATGGGTGAATCAATGGAAATTGAACAAACAAACGAAGAAGAGTCACTACTTGAGCAAAATGCTCTTGAGTTTATCGATCATCTTTCAACTCTTTCAGAGGAAGAAGCTGCAATCATCGTTGATCAATTATCAGATGAAGAAGCTGAGTACATTGATTCATTGATGGAAAGCAGATTAAATCTATTAAGAGGCGGACGAGGTGCACGAGGTGCAGGCGGTAGAGGTAGAACACCAGCTGCCAGACCAGCTGCCAGACCAGCTGCCAGACCAGCTGGTGGAATCGGTAAAGGTAAAGCCGCTGCAGCAACTGCCGCTGGCGTTGCTGCTGGTTACGGCGCATCTAAAGCAGTAGATGCATTAACAGGTTCTAATGCTCCAGCAAAACCAGATAAACCAGTTAAACCATCTAAACCAGCTGCAATGAGCGATGAGCAAAAGTATGGTAAGATCGGCGCTGAGATTCGTAAATTGGATCCAGAAGCATATAAGAATAGACCAAAATCTGCACAAGGAAATATGGATCTTTTGAATCAACTAAGAGCCAAGAAAGCTGCTCCAGCAGCTGCAGCTCCAGCAGTTGAACCTGCTCAAGAACCAGCAGCACCTGAGCAAGCAGAAAACGATTACGGTAAATCTATGCTTGATCAACTTGATAAAGATGTTCAAGATATCCAATCACAACAACCAGCAAAACCAGCACAAGCTGGTAAGGGTTTGATGAGAACCGCAACTGGTGAAAAGACACGTTTAAGAAAAGCAATTCCAAATGAACTTGCAGGTGTTGCAAATAAATTAGGAAATTTATTCAAGGCAAAAGAACTTGGCTGGAAACCAGGGACTGATCGCTCTGGAAAACCAAAAAATGAGGGACAGACAATGTCAGAAGAACATGAAGAACAATATGAAATGATTGATGATTTAAATGACGGTTTGACTGATGAGCAAATTCAAGAACAAAGAAAGAACTCAATCAAAGAAACAGTCAATCAATATAAAGGTAATATGAGAGAAGACGTTGATGCTCTATTCAACGGTGAATCACTCTCAGAAGATTTCCGTGTCAAAGCAACTTTGATCTTTGAATCAGCTGTAACATCACGTGTTGAAGCAATTCTAGAGCAAGTAATGGCTGACAACGAAGAAGTTCTTGCCAATGCATATGAAGATATGAAGGGCGAACTAACTGAACAAGTTGATGAATATCTCAACTATGTTGTCGATCAGTGGATGGCACAAAATCAAGTTGCTATCGAAACAGGTTTACGTTCAGAACTCGCTGAAGACTTCATCTCTGGTCTACGCGCTCTATTCCAAGAACATTACATCGAAATTCCTGAAGAGAAGGTTGATGTTGCAGAAACACTTGCAACAGAACTTGCAGATCTAAGCACTCAAGCACAAGAATATATTGGGGCACAAGAACTCGCAATTGCCGATCTTCAAGAAGAACTTAACACTGTTAAGAAAGAAAAAGCAATTAATAATTTCTGCGAAGGACTTACACTAGTTCAAGCAGAAAAAATGAAATCACTCGCAGAGAGTGTGGAGTTCACCGCAGAAGGTGATTTTGAAGAAAAACTCGCTGTACTACGCGAGAACTACTTCCCAACTAAAGTACAAGTGAGAAGTGAGGTAAAGGAAATTCAGCAAGCAATGCTTAATGAAGAACCTGAAGTAGAACAAACAAACTCTGTCATGGCTCGTTATGTTAAATCAATCTCTAAAACGGCTCCAAAAGCCTAATTCAATTAACTGAGGAAACACTATCATGTATATTAACGAAACATATGCAAAGAAGTGGGCACCAGTTCTTGATCACCCAGAACTCCCAGGAATCAGCGACCCTTACAAGCGCGCAGTTACTGCACTCGTTCTAGAAAATCAAGAGCGTGCCCTACAAGAAGAATCACGTTCAATGCAAAACCTATGGGAAGCATCACCAGCTAATGCCATGGGAACAGCAGGAATCAGTGGTCTTTCAGGCGCAGCAAACTCTGGCGTTACAGGCTTCGATCCAGTTCTAATCGGACTCGTTCGTCGTTCTATGCCAAACCTAATGGCTTATGACATCTGCGGCGTTCAGCCAATGACAGGTCCAACAGGTTTGATCTTCGCAATGCGATCAGTGTTCGCAAGTGCATCTGCTCGCGCTGGTGAAGCACTATTCCAGGAAGCAAACACTCACTCTGGTAATGGTACAGTGACTGCATTCAGCACAGCTGTCAACCCAGGTAATGCAAACAGCTCAATCTACGGTCTTGCAAACACAGGTCATGGCTTCACAACAGCCTATGCCGAAGATGCAACACTCGCATATATGGGCTTCCAGATCGATCGCGTTGCTGTTACAGCCAATTCACGTGGCTTGCAAGCATCATACACGCTCGAACTTGCACAAGACCTCAAGGCAGTTCACGGTCTCGACGCAGAAACAGAATTGACAAATATCTTGTCAACTGAAATTCTTGCTGAAATCAACCGCGAAGTTGTTCGTACAATCTATGCAACAGCAAACGTCGGTGTAACTGGCGTAACGGCAAATGTTGTTAACCTTTCAAGCTCCGTAATCGGAGATGCAGGTGGCACATCTGGTCGTTGGCAGGTTGAGAAGTACAAGTCACTTCTATTCCGTATCGAACAAGCTGCAAACAAGATCGCAAAAGACACACGTCGCGGTAAGGGTAACATGATCATCGTTTCAACCGATGTTGCATCAGCTCTTGCAATGACAGGTCTTCTCGATTACAACTCAGCACTAACAAACAATACAAATCTCGTTGTAGACGATACAGGCAACACATTCGCTGGTGTGCTCTTCGGACGCATCAAAGTCTATGTTGACCCATATTCTGTCGCTGGCGCAGATTATGTTGTTGTTGGTTATAAGGGTGTAACACCTTATGACGCTGGCTTGTTCTACTGCCCATACGTCCCACTACAGATGGTACGTGCAGTTGATCCAACAACTTACCAGCCAAAGGTCGGCTTCAAGACACGTTATGGTCTCGTTGCAAACCCATTCGCAACAGCAGCTGGTCTTGGTGCTCTAACAGACGGTACAAACGTATACTACCGTAAGTTCCAAGTGTTGAATATCAACCAGTAATAGTTTGCCAAACTTATAAAAATAATCAGGCAAAGTGACTCGGGGTGGATTCGAAAGAATCCACCCCTTTTTATTTCCCTAAATAAAATTATATCGATCTACGGAATTACTAGATGACAATTCTAACAAGAAATCCGATCAATACCGATTTGTTACAACCACACAAGTTTCAAATGGTATTTGATCGCATGCCAAATGTAACTTATTTTTGTCAAACTGCATCCCTTCCAGGAATCTCCTTGACTGAAGTTCAGAGATTCACGCCATTCATTGATGTTTTTCATCCAGGCGAAAAAGCAATTTATGATGCGTTTAATGTTCAGTTCCTGATTAACGAGGACATGAGCACATGGTTAGAGATGCACAATTGGATTCGCGGTGCAACTTTTCCAACAGACTTTAAAGAATATCGTGATTTAGCAAGAAACACTAAATCTGGCTACGAGCAAAGCCTTGCTAACAACAGACGTCCAGTAGTTTACACTGACGGAACTCTAACAATTTACTCAAATAAAAATAATCCAAGGTTTCGCGTGAAGTTCCATGACATGTTTCCAACATATCTTGGTTCTCTAGAATTTAGCGTGACTGACAACGCCGAAACAACAATGACTTGTCAAGTATCTTTTAGATTTACTTGGTATGATGTAGAAATATTGTAGTTTCGTTAAAACCAGACATAGTCATTATAACGAACTAATCAACGATTGTCAACTATTGTCTTGGTTGCTTTTTGAGTTGAATTATAGTATATTATTGGCATGAAAATAGAAACTCCACCGCTCGAAGAATTAATGTTGCAATGGGAAAGGGATTCCGAAGTTGATATTACGGAACCTGGAAAAGAAATTCTCCGCATCCCTTTGCTTCATAACAAATACAACAAATACTTGTCACTCCACAATCTTGCTGCAAAGAGAGCAGGATTGGAGTATGACAAACTCAAGCGTATGAAATGGATGTACTACAACGGCAAGTTAGACCAAGATGAATTGGATAAACTTGGTTGGGAACCATTTCGCTTTACTCTCAAATCTGACATCCAAGTCTATCTTGATGGCGATGATGATCTTGCTAAACTCAAGCGCAAGAAAGCATACCATGAAGAGTCTGCTGCGTTCTGCACCAATGTCATGAAAGAACTTAACAATCGTACATGGCAGTTAAAAGAATACATGGGATGGGAGAAGTTCATTCAAGGTGCTAGATGATAATTGAGCACGTTGTCGTTGAGAAAACCGATAACATCTATGTTCAGGTTCATGCTGAAGATTCCATTCTTCAGGAGATGTCTGAGTTTTTCACGTTCTCAACTCCAGGATACCAATTCAGTCCAGCATTTAGGAATCGACACTGGGATGGTAAAATTCGTTTGCTTAATTTGCGCACAAAGCAAATTTATGCAGGTCTTGTTGGCTATATAAAGACTTTCTGCAAGCAGCATAATTACACCATTGAGGTCTTAGATGAAGACAAGG